CCTAGGCCCTGTCCTCCCCGGACGGAATGTGCTGGCTCTATGCGGATGTGTACCAGTCCCGGGACAGAATGCACTGGTGCAGTACAGCATGGGGCATGGGGCTAGGTGTCCATACAAAAAGGCCCATGTCACTACGAATAGTAACATGGACCTAATTGGGTCTCCGTGGCCTGATATGGATGTACCAGGAGTTTGCCAAACCTATACTGGACCCGGCTCCGGTTAGGAGTAGCACCCGGGTCTCTGACTGAACACTGAACATATCGGCCTCAGATAATGGAATTATATCAGAATATGATTATGGTGTCAATGCCACTCTGGACCGAATTGTCTTACATAATTCTCTCTTGTCATAGCTCTTAGAGACTCAGCTTCTTTCTCTGGGTCCTTTAGAGGTCTTTCACACCTTGGACATATTTCTGTAGCAAAGGCATGGGTCCTTTTACAATAGGGACATTCATATTGAACCCATCCATCCTTGTATCTGGCTTTCCAATACATTTTATACCTCACTTAATTGTAAATGTTCTCTCTTCCAGAACAATGCCTCCCGGCACTCGCTTAGGCATTAACTTACCATCGAACACGGCTCCAGGATGAAAATTATCATAGGTAACGGTCTCTTTTACATTGTCTGGCATACCGGCACAGGTGACCTTACACACCCGGTAATGGATACCGTCCGCCTCTCTGTATAGGTCATGAATTAATGGCTTACAGAGGAGCTGAGCATAGTTCTGAAGGGTGTCAGCTGCGTGTTTCTGTTCACTCTCCAGATAGGTCTTGGACCGGAGATACTTTGAGTCTACAAAGCTACCCTCATCTTTCCAGGCTCCTAACCGTGTAGGATGGACATCCAGACCCTCTGGCTGGTCATATCTGATGAGGTGAAGACTGTCTGTATCCGCATAGACAAAGCGGTCATACACGGCCTGAGCGGACCGGATGGTCTTCTCACGAGCATAGGAAGTTATCCAGACACCCATGGCCGTGTACACTGGGTCACGATACTCATAGACAATCTCATCATTCTCATCCTTTTGGTATGTGTACCGGACCACATTGTCCTCATCCAGATAGGGAATCTTCTGGCAGGTCTTTGGATTCAGAGCAAACCGGCCATATAAACTGTTGAGCTGGAGTTTTGCCAGCTGTCTCTTGGCACCGGTCTCTGTCTCTTTGATATGCATCCAGTAGTCTATGAAACTCTTGAACATGCCGGTGGTACCTCTAAACTTGAGCCCATCCGAATAGTGACCATCATCAAAGGGATAATATTCCAAGTCATAGTGGTCTTTCATCAGCTCATAGTCCACATTGGTGACCCACATCTCTACAGGGTCATTGGTCTCATGACCACCCTCTATAACTCTGCTGGTAGTCAAATACTCAGTTTCCACAAATCTCCGGTTGTTTTTGAGCTGTATCATAGGCAGGTGTCCCGGCTTTAGCTCAAAGGTGCATTTGAAATGGATGAGGTATAAGGGATACTTTTCGTCTGGATCTGGATGACCCTCAAAGTAAACAGGGTAACCAAACGGTAGCACCTTTTCATACATGATAGACGGATACAGACTATTCACATCGTATGTTTTACCCTGGAGACCTCTCACATTCCGGTACTCTGGTTTGAGATACACATATCCCCCTCTATAGGCTTTACGGATGATACTATCCAGACCCAGAGGCAGGACAGGGAACCATCTCTCAAAGTTACCTCCAATACTCTTTTTGTATGAGTCCATGGAGTCAGATGCATTGGTCATTCTGGTCAAGCCCTGTTCAAATTGAACCTTTAGTGCCTGGGCTACAATCATACAGTCTCGGACTAGATAGTCTTTTTCCTCCGGTGTGAGCTCATGGCCTACCGGCCTGTACTCATCATAGTCAATTTCACCCTTTGTCATAGCCAGACCGAAACCTTTTGCAATCTGTCTGACTGAGAATGGTAGTTTTTTCAATGAGTCCAGGAATGTGGCCTTGAGCATTTTCTTATCACTTATCCGCTTGAAACAGACCTCAATGGAATAGAACAGGCCCTCATCGGTGATGAGTGTCCGGAAATGCTTTTCCTTGAGTGGTGTCCGGAATCCTCTATCATCTTTTCCCTTATCCCATTTGTATCCATGGGATAGAAAATAGTGGAGGAGAAATTCTCCATCAAACCGGAGATTCTGATAGTACACTTTTGTGTTCTTTGTACTTAACCACTCAATAAAGTGGTGGAGGTCATTGCCAATATAGGCAACCTCCAGCTTGTCAATGTCCACGGCTCCACCGGCCCACACCCGGCAGTCTTCCGGGTCTGTGGTAGTTTCAAAGTCTGCCATTAATCTAAGGGCCTTAATAGCCATGTTCTTCCATCTCCCTACATAGGAATTTCTTTTTCTTTCATTTTCAATGACTTTCTAATCTGGTTTAATTTACCTTGCATGGAGCTAGGGTCATAAATATAGTTTACTTCCAGGAATACATCTTTCTTTATCATTTCCCTGTATTCCTCTGGTTTCATCATCCGGATTTTCATAATCACATCCTTGGCATCATCACCAAAGACATTCTTTAGAGCCATCATATGATTGGCCTTGTATAACCGGGTGCGGTCTGCCAGATACTCACCGGACTGGATGCGAGCCTGTTTATCCATGAAAGCCTCATAGTCTGCCATGCTCTTGAAACCTTGTAAACTTCTGGATTGCCGTGTTATAATAAAATCACTTTCTTGACTTAAATATCTCTGGAGAGCATTGGCTTTACCATACTCTTTGTTAAGCTGTTTTTCTCTGGCATAGTTTGACCGTCTGACAGCATTCTCCAGAGCCTTTCTCTGTTCAGGTGTAAAGGTCACACCGTATTGGTTCTGGAAACCACCCTCAACTCTTTTCAGGTTGGGAATTTTTTCTTTTCTACCGGGGCCCGGCATCTCTAGGGCTTTTCTTCCGCCTTTCCATTGAGACCGGAATGCAGAACCCTCTGAGAACATTTTCTCAGCCTGGGCCTCCGTGTAGAAATTACCATTCTTATCATGATAACCACCTTTGTGCCAGATGGTTAGTTTGATACTTCCTTTTTTCCTCGCCATACATTAACCCTCTATGCGGTTGTAAAATGCTACATATGTGTATCGGTACAGGAGATGGATAATCTCTCTGGGGAGATAATCATCCAGATCCAGACGGCTCACACACTTACTGACTCTCTCAATCTCTTTTTGAATGTCCCGGGCGTATATTTCCAGCTTTTTCTGGCTCCGAAACTTGAAAGAGTCCCCATACGTAGATACATACTCGTATGGGGACTGACTCAAGTCTCTATATACACCATACCGGGAGACAACTCCCTCACTCATGGTGTACCTCCTTACACTTTTTCTACGGTTACAGTCAACTCACCGATTTTCACCAGTGCTCTGTCATAAACCCCATCATCACAGAGTTTAATACATTGAATGAGCTGGATATAGGGTTTTTCATCTTTCACGTGGTAGATTTCCTGGTAACCTTTGCCCTGAATAACAAACTGTGCCATGGCTCAGTCCTCAGGGAAGAAGACCACATTGGTGAAGAAACGGCCATTCTTGGATTTCTTCTCAGTCATGCGGACCGGCAGACCCTCATTGACAATGGCCTCATGGTAACCCTCAGCCTCCAGCTGTTCCAGGCGGTCAGTCATGACGGTACCGCCAAAGTAGAATTTACCAGGACGCTCCTTGACGATGAAACAGGAATAGGATTCACCCTGTTCATTGGGCAGGAAACCATAGTCAATGATGGTGGAATCCTGGCCAATCAGGTCCTTGGTGTCACCCTTGTCACGGCCCTCCATAAACGGCAGGCGGACATCAAACTCTTTGGCTCTTTCTCTCAGGGACTTCATACTCTTCATTTCGTTGCTCATGGTTGGCAACCTCCTATAATAAAATATCGGTGACCTGTCCGGTGCACCTGGCAGGTTTGGAAGTCTATTAAACTCACTTCCAAAGCTCCCAGGTGAACCGGCCCGGAGGCCGGTGTCACTTAGTTAATTACGATTGTCATAGATTCGGTGTCCGGTGAGTACCGGAAAAACCGGACCTCTCTGGTCATATGTTCCTTTGGAACATCCTCCCACTTATCCCGAACCAGTGCATTGTCTGATTCGAGATTTGCCATAGAGGTGTAAATAAAAAGCGGTGTATCATCGTGAATATTTCCGCAAAGTAGAACCAGTTCAAAAAGGGTTAAGCTTCTAAGGTTAATCATACCAGCCACACCTCCATTATCTTACCGGATACCTTGAACATTTTAACCTCTCTGTCCAATACCGGTTGTTTCCATTCAAAGTTATCCAGAGTGAGTAACCGGTCAAGCTCCCAGATATGAACATCATCAAAGTGTTCCACATTATTACAGGCTAGGTACAGTTCTCTTAGAGTCATGATGTTCACACCTCCTCAAAGAATTTCCGAGCCTCAACTTCATGTTCCATGAAGTAATGACCATGGTTCCAATCACCGGTAACCTCATGGTTGCTAATCTCTTTGAAGAAGTTCACACCATTGGCAACAATCCAATTACCAGCAGGTGTCTTAAATAAGCAGGTCCTACCGTAATGGGTTCTTTTGAATCCGTAACAATCATACCGAGTTCCGTTATTAATCAGGGTGAAAGCAATTGTGTAGTTAATCATGTTTGGCAATCTCCTTTGTAACTATTTGTAACTTTTGCCCGGTGCTATCGGGACTGTCTGTATTCTATCAAATATTCAGATAAATGTCAACTGGTTTTTTGAAAAAAGTCGAAAAACCAGCAAAATAATTTTTATTGACATTCTGAACAAATTTATTATATTAATATTGTAATATTCAGTCCAATATCTTGGACAATTAAAAGGAGGTTGCCAAAGTGCCGAATACCTTTAATACTCTGGAGGAGGCCCAGGCGGAAATCATCCGCCTCAATGAGGAGCTGACTGAGAGAACCAATGAGAGGGATACATTATCCCAGAATAATGCTACCCTCACCGGAGAGCTGGAGTCCGTCCGCAAACTTAACCAGCAGTATTTTAATAAACTGAGTGCACAATATTCTCAGGAGCCGGACAAAAATGACAGTGATGAGGAAGAGGTCCAGAGCTGTGAGGATTTTGCAAAAACCCTGGAAATTTTGTAAGGAGGTATAAACAATGGGTTTTTCCGTAAGTGTTCTGAATAACATCAGAGCGAATGCAAGCCAGGAATACCAGAGCCGTATTCCGGAGGCTACCCAGCAGAATATCATCTCTGTGGGCAATGCCCTGGAGACCTATAATCTGCTGTACAATGAGTTTTTCCCTGCCCTGTTCAATAAGATTGGTAAGACCATGATTGAGTCCAAGCTGTTCAAAAATAAGCTGGCTCGTTTCAAGTCTGGCACCATCTTCACCCAGCAGGATGTTGAGGAAATGTTCATTGAGATGAGCAAGGCTGAGGGCAAGTATGATGCCACCGGTCCCAATCCTCTGGGCCGTCGTACCGGTCCCAATGTTGAGGTTGTCTATCACCGTCAGAACCGGCAGGACTACTATGCTATCACCATTGGTGACCTGGATGTGGTTCGTGTGTTCCGGTCTGAGGCAAGCCTGGACACCTTTATCACCGGCCTGTTTAACTCCGTCTACTCCGGTGCTGAGTATGACGAATATCTGGCCATGAAAAACCTGCTGGCCACCTATGACGGTTACTGTGACTACGGTGTTGCACAGATTACCGATGAGGCCAGTGCAAAGGAATTCGTGAAGACGGTCCGCAAGGCCTCCCAGGATATGACCTTTGCATCCACTAATCTGAATAAGGCCGGTGTGATGACCTGGACACCTGTCAAGAAACAGGTTCTCTTCATTAATAAGGATGTTCTGGCAGAGGTGGATGTGGAAGTCCTGGCAAAGGCCTTTAACATGGGTAAAACGGATATGCAGGTGGAGATTGTTTCCATGGATGACTTTGGTGAGCTGACTGACACCTATGGTCTGCTGGTAGATGAGTCTTTCTTCCGTGTATGGGATACTCTGTCTAAGATGGAACCCCAGAGAAATGCACAGGGTCTCTTCACCAACTATTTCTATCATGTCCACCAGATTCTCAGTCTGTCTCCCTTTAAGAATGCTATCCGCTTGACCACAGCAGAAGTATCCGCCTAAGAGGTGACCGACTATGAGCACACCACAGTCTACTATCTATATCTGTTCCGGTGTGCGTCTGGACAATCGGTATGAGCACAGCATCTATTTTGAGAGTGCCACTGCTCAGCAGGAATACTTTGCCGGGAAAGTGGTTAAGACTTTCTCGGCATATTCCTATCTTAGAAAGTCCTGGCCCCTACAGGTGGAGGCCACCATGGAACAGGCTAGAAAATGGAGCTATCTCTATTTCAGAAATGGCACCGGGAAATACTATTACTATTTCATCACCAATGTGGAGTATAAGAATGACAACATGGTGGAGCTTGCTCTGGATCTGGATGTGGTTCAGACCTATCTGGAGGAAATCAAGTCTGGTTTACTCCCCTCTTTCATCGAGAGACAGCACACCACCACGGATGTGATTGGTGAGTATACGGTTGAGGAGGGTCTGGATGTTGGTGAGCTGACTACCAATGGAACAGCCGTGCTGGACCCTGGAAAGCTGGCCATTATGGTTATGTGTACCATCAATCCTAATGTGACAGATGAAAACCTGGTCACCAATGCAAAGGCCTATTTATATAACCGGGTTTTCTCCGGTGTGAAAATCTGGGCAATCAATCCGGATAAGTGGGTGGCTTGGGGCAATCAACTGGAGACATTGGATAATATCGGTCAAACTGAGTCCATCACTTCCATGTGGATGTATCCTAAGGAATTGATTGAGCTGGGTGGCGGGACAACCTGGGAAGATGAGGACATTGCACTCCCAGTTGAGAGAGCCAAGAGCCAGAGTGAGGGTGCACTGTCCTACAGTCTACCCAAACAACAGTCCACTCTTGATGGTTACAGTCCCAAGAATAAGAAACTGTTGTGCTATCCGTATAATTTCGCATACTGCACCAATAACGAGGGAACCCATGCCGTGTACCGGTATGAGAGATTTACCTCTGCAGATATGCCCTTTTCTGTCTCAGGTTCTTTGAATCCAGGAGGTGGCATCCATCTCACTCCTAAAATGTATGATGGACTGCTGAGCAATTACAATGCGGGTATGAATCTCACCGGCTTTCCAACCTGTGCATGGAATAGTGACAGTTATAAACTGTGGCTTGCCCAGAATCAGGGACAGAATACGCTCGGATATCTCACCGGTGCTCTAAAGATTGCCGGTGGTGTGGGTGCAGCCATTGGTTCCGGACTACTGGCCACCACTGGTGTAGGTGCTGTTCCGGGTATTGCCGGTGCTACTGCCGGTATCTCAACTGCTGTAAGTGGTGCCCAACAGATTGCCGGAATGCTGGCCCAGAACCATGATAAGGATGTTGTCCCTCCCCAGGCGAATGGTAGTTATTCCAGCTCTGTGAATATCACAGATAACCAGCTCGGATTTACTTTCTACTATAAAAGTGTGACATACGAAACGGCCCGGATTCTGGATGATTATTTCACCATGTACGGATACAGACTAAACAGGGTTCAGAAACCCAATCTCAAAGCAAGACCAAACTTCACCTATATCAAAACAGTGGGATGCAATCTCAAGGGTGATTTCTGCAATGCAGACTTGACTCAGATACAGTCCATCTTTGATAAGGGTGTCACATTCTGGGTGAATGGTGACCGAATTGCTGACTACTCCCAGACTAACACCGTGTAAGGAGGTGTAACATTGGCAAGAAAAAGAGCAACCCTGTCCGATTTGCTGAATGACCTCACATATCGGACTCATTATGATAAGAACCGGCTCATCTGTCTCAATGAGCATGAGTGGACTGGACTCCCGGAGGGCATCGAGGCCCGACACATTGAGAGACTGCTTTTCAATCCCGGTTTTGCGGTGTTCTTCCGTGACCCGGCCATGGATTACATGGTGTTGGAGGGCCATCCAGATGGGCATCTCAATGTATATGGTGACCCTCTTGGCTACCGGGTACATGGTTTTAATTACCAGAGACACCTCAAAGCTGAGGAATGTGTCATCATCCGAAATAACCTGCTGGCCCTCCCAACTGAGCCCTTTATCATGCACTATGTGAATAAAATCACAGAGGCTGAGCGAACCATGGATGTGAACATCAAGGCTTGTAAGACTCCGGTCATCTTTGCCTGTGATGACAAGGACCTGCTTTCTTTTAAGAGGATGTTCCAGCAGGTGGATGGTAACACACCGGCCCTATTCGTGGACAGAGGTCTTAACCTGGACAGCATCCAGGCATTCCTCACCGGTGTGAAATTCATGGGTAATGAGCTCATGGATTATAAGCGTTCCGTGGAGAGTGACCTGCTCACATTCCTGGGTCAAAACAATACTCCGGTAGATAAGAAAGAGAGACTCATCACGGATGAGGCCCAGGCCAACGACCAGCTTATCCAGAGTTTTGCTGACCTCCAGCTCCAAGCCAGACAGAGAGCCTGTGAGGAAATCAATGAGATGTTCGGTCTCAATGTTTCTGTCCAGAGAAGACAGCCTGTGGAGAAAGCTGTTGAAACTGTGGAAAAGGAGGATGACCATGCTGTCATTTAACTGGAATAATACCGGTGTCACCGTGGAGCTGGGTGAGATTGTGGACTCCGGTGTGGATGTGTGGGCCTTTGATTATCCAGTGCCGGCCAATACTGTCACCTATAATGGAAAGACTGCACCGGTACCCTTTGACAAGGATGCTTTCCAGCAGAAAATCCTGGACCATTACAGATTCAGACAGATTGGACAGGAAACGGTTGGCCGGTGGCTCCACTACTTCCGGACTCGGATGAGGGAGATTATGCCCTACTATGTACAGCTCTATGAGTTTGAGGCTAAGTGGTTCAACATTGATGACCCTCTGGAAAGTTACAATTTAGTGGAGACTTTTGAGGGCTCTTCCTCTGGATCTGGAACACAAACCAGCTCCGGAAGTTCAGAAAGCTCCTCCGAAAGCTCCGGAAACCATCAGACCAGTAAGACCGGCTCGGCTGACATGGAGCGTAAATTCTCAGATACTCCTCAAGGTTCTATCTCTAATCTGGATAGCTACATGAGTGAGGCAACCAGAGAGAACACAGACACCTCTGAGTCCGGCTCTGAAAACAGCACCGGAACAGCTACCGTCTCCGGTTCGGATAGTTCTGAGAGCTCCAGTGAGAACACCGGCTCCAGCTCCCACACCCTCACCCGGAGAGGTAACATTGGTGTACAGCCTTTAGGTACTGAGGTGAAGAATATCCGGGATGCATTCATCAATATTGACCTTATGGTTATTAATGAATTAAAGGACCTGTTTCTACAGGTCTACTAAAAGGAGGTTTTACATATGCCTTTGAACCCTATGAACTCACATTACTCTTTTGAAAACCCGGCCTCCATTTATGATGAGGAGGCCCTCACCGCTCTGGAGCTGGCAGGTAGACAGGGTAAGAAAATCAATGAGCTGGTCCAGGCCTACAATGAGCTGGAAACTGAAACCACCGACAAACTGGGGAAACAGGACCAGGCTATCCAGAAAATGAATGATGAGACCATGCCCGCAAAGGTCACGGCAGAAGTGAAAAATCACATTAATTCCGGTGCCTTTGAGGATGAAATTGACGAATATATGGGTGGTCTCAATGCCCGTGTAAACAATATGCTTGGCAGTCTTCAGACCGGCTCCACATCTTCCGATGCAGAATTGATTGATATCCGCACATCTCAGGACGGTGAGAGTTTTGTCAATGCAGGTGAGTCTGTACGGAAACAGGTGGGAGACCTGAGACCCTTTACCAATAAGCCCAACCTGATTGATTATAAACAGCTGGACTTTGGATACATCAATGGTGACGGTACTGTAAATATTTATGGTCACGGTCAGTCCGATAGTGGTAGACGGTTTGAGTATTACACGCTCAATTATATCCCTGTTGAGAATATGGCCTACTACCATTTCCAGCTCAATCCCACTGCACCAATTTATGGTGACCCCTGGGTGGCCATTGCCTGTTATGACTCCGCCATGAATTTTATCCGGAGACTGGACTATAACCAGGAGAATGTCCGGGTCCGCTTTGGTGACCATAACACCAATATCGCCTATGTGAGAATTTCTTACCGCTCCTTTATGAGTGCCCGGCCCAAATTTGAAAAGGGTGGATATGCCTCTGTCCTGCCGGTAATGGAGGACCATCTGACCCGTGATTCACTGATTCATGAGGGCTACCTAACCAATGTGGGCACCATTATGAGGGCAAGTGCTGATAAGCAGGAGAAAACCACCTGTTTTATGAGAGTTACACCCTTTGAATATTATGACATCATTAATGTGGCACATACATTCCCTTGGTGCGGTGTCTTCTTCTTTGATGCGTCCGGTGTTGCTCTGGGTGAGCGTTTTGTCAGTTATGCACACCTGTTCACGGTGCAGGCTCCTACCAATAGTGCCTATATGCGA